TGACGTATGGACAAAAATTAAGTCTGGTGAAGTCAATGGCGTTTCGATTGATGGGTTATTTAAAACAGCTGAAGTAAAAAAAGTAACTATGTCTGACGAACAAATAATAAAAATAATAAACAATTTAAAAACTTTAAACATTATTTAATTATGGAAACAAATGTTATCTCAAAAATTAAAGACTTTATCATTACTAAATTAAGTGTTGATGAACGTGTGGCCTTAGAAGGTCTTAATCCAGTTGCTGAAAAACCTACAATGCCAACTGACGAAAAAAAACCAATTACTGAGCAAACTCCTGAAGTTAAAATGAAAGAAGCTAAAACAGTTGATGGTTTAGTATTTGCTTACGATGGCGAATTAGTTATCGGAACTGCAATAATGGATATTACAAGTGGCACAGCTACTCCAATAATGGATGGTGAATACACAATGGAAGATGGAAACATCGTAACTATTACAAGTGGAGTAGTAGCTGAGATAGCAAGTACAAAAGAAGAAGCTCCTGAGTTACCTGAAGTAGTTGCTCCAGAATTAAAGATGCCCGATATGAAAACTCAAATGAGTAACATGCAAGTATCTTTAGAAAGTCAAATATCTAGTTTGAAAAAACAAGTGGTATTACTTAACAAAGTAGTAAATGAGATTTTAAACACACCAATACAAAATGAAACTAAGGTTTCTAAAAGTTGGGAAGAATTAAGTCCTTTAGAAAAATTTAGATTAACAAAATAATTAATAATTAATAACAATTTAAAATTAAAAAAATATGGCAATTTCCGCTACAATCGTTGATTTAAGAGGGGTTTCAGTAACGCCCATCATTGAAGAAATACTCTTCGCAAATGATACTGTAAATAAGAACTTAGTAAGTTTAGCAACCGATATTAAAGCGGACACGATCTTTACTGAATCGGATAATACCGTAACAGCTCAAGCATTTGCAAGTGGTGCTCCAACTTCATCAGGACAATTTGGATTAGTTGATACTTTGATTACTCCAACTAAAATAATGTACTACCAAGAATTTGATCCTAATGCTTTACGTTCTTCACGTTTTAAAACGACTATGAAGCCAGGTGCATGGGAAATCGAATCAAGTGAATTTGGTTCTGTAGTATTAAAGTCTTATGGTAATTTGATTGCTGAAGATTTACAATCTAAGTTTTGGAATGGTGCAACAAGTGCTACTAGAACAGCGGTAGCTGCTTTAACTCCAGGAACTGGTCAAGGTTCAGTAGGTGCTGCAGAACAAACATTAGTTGCTTCGGGTTCAGCTACACTGATTGATGGTGTTGCAACTAGAATGATTTATAATGGTGGTGCTTTAGGAACTCGTGTTAAGGTGGCTGGAACTACTTTAGACTCTTCTAATATTGCTACTGAAATGGCAAAAGTTTACAACGCAATCCCTGCTCGTGTATTATTTGGAGCTGTTAAACCTTATATCTATTGTCCTTACAATGTAAAGCAATTTATAAACGTTTATAACATTACTGCTACTTATCGTGATTTATTTGCGGTAACTAATTTAGGTCAACCGACTGAAGCTTATTTTTACAATGGAGTTCAATTACAATTTGTTCCTTTAGCAAATAACGTTGTTATCGCAGCAAGACCAGATTATATTTACTGGTGTACTGATTTAGTATCTGATATCAATAAATTTGAAGTTAACAAAATTGCTTTCAATCGTGAAGATATGTTTGTAAAAAACATCATGACTATTTTCGCACACGTTGTGAATCAAGCAATGAATGTTCTTTACGTAGGATAAAAAATTAATGGAGGGGCAACCCTCCTTATTATAAACAATTAAAATTATAAAAATATGGCATGCGTATTAACATCAGGTTATACCTTTCTCGGATGTAAAGGTGGAGCTGGAGGAATAAAGAAAGTTTATCTAACTGAATTTGAAAATAACTCAGGAACTGGTTATGCTTTTACAGCAACTGCTGGATTAGTTACAGCTTATACTTTAGCAACAGGCAAGAAGTATCGTGTCTATTCTTTGGATAAAGAGATGGGAATGTTTACAAGTCCTGGTACTTATACTCCAGCTTCAGGAACTATTTCTTACGAACCACAAATCGATTTCACTATTAAAAAATTAACCACTGCAGTTATTCAAGAAATTCAATTAGTTGCTCAAAACGTATTGACAATGATGATTGAAGATATTAACGGTGATTATTGGTTATTTGGTAAAGATCAAGGAATGGATTTATTAACTTGGAGTTTAGAAAGTGGAACTGCACTTACTGATTTTAACGGGCAAAAACTTTCTTTTAAAGGTAAGGAGATAGCTCCAATTTATAAAGTAACAAGTACTTTAATTGCTAACTTAATAGCTTAATAAGTAACTTTTTAAAGTTAAGCTCAGGCCCGTAAGCTTGAGCTTTTTTTTTAAATAACAATTTTGTATATTTAAACATTATTAAAGTAGTGATAACGATAAACAAAAATACTTCGAATACAGTTGTTTTAACACTTACTGAAAAATGTTTGTTGAACAATCCTTATTTTTTATTTGAGTTTAAAAACGTTTCAACAAATACAAAACAATATATTATTCCGATTGATAACAGTACACAAAAAGATAGGTTTAATCAGTTTACAATAGTAGAAACAACAACACCAACAATCCCACAAATCAAGTTGACAGTAGGGGATTATGAATATACAATTTACGAACAAGCTAGTAGCTCGAACACAAACCCAGCGGGATTAAATGTAGTTGAGGTGGGTTATGCAACTTGTTATGATTTAACTACAGTTACCTTTGCTGAATACCAAGGTGGCACAACAACTAATAAAGTTTATAATGGCTAGAAAATTAGAAGTATATAATGACATAATTACTATTAAGATGGATGTTAATCAACTTCCTACTTATAAAATAGATACGGCTGGAGAATTTGTTAAGTGGGGCAAAGATAATAACTTTCCAAAAGAATTATTAAATTCTTATAACAACCATCCTGAGCATGCTGCTATTTTAAAAGGTAAAGCACGTTATCTTAGCGGATTGAAAATAGTACCTAGTCAAGATTTACCACAAGTTCAACAATTTTTAGCCAAGGCAAATAGATTTGATAGTTGGTATGAATTAAGAAAAAAATGTGATTCCGATAAAGCAATTTTTGGAGGTTTTGCATGTCAAGTAACAACTAATTTAATAGGTCAACCGATTGAGTTTTACCATTTAGATATGGGCAAAATAAGATTAAGTGCAGATAATTGCGGAGTTTGGTATTCAGAAGATTGGACTGCTAAAAGTTATAATTTAAAAAAGACTTACTTTCCATTTTACAAGGATGGGTTTATAGGTGCCTCAATTTACTATTCTAAGGACTTTACACCATCGTTAAATGAATTAGATGGCTTATACCCTTCACCCGATTATTCAAGCGTTCTATTAGACATTAATACCGATATTGAGATTAGTAACTTTTTTCACTCTTTAGTAAAGAATGGATTTAGTGCTGGTCATATTATAACTTTCTTTAGTGGTAAATTAACACCTGAAGTAAAAGAAGATATCAAAGAAAGATTTCAAGAGAAACATCAAGGCACTCAAAATGCTGGTAAAGTAGTATTATCATTTACTAATCCCGATGGTAAAGGAGCAGAAGTTGTAAATGTAACCCCTACAGGATTAGCAGACCAATACGAAGCGTTAAATAAACGTAACCAACAAAAGATAATTACAGGACATAACGTTCCTGGAGTATTGTTTAAAATCAAAACTGAGGGTACTTTAGGAGATCGTAACGAATTAGATTTAGCACATGAATTATTTATTAACGAATATGCTAAGATTGAACAAGTTGCTTTTAATAAGTTTATTGATAAAATGTTTAAACTAAAGACTGGTTTAGATATTACATTTGAAGTAGAACAAGTTCAGCCAATAGGCAAAGAACTGCCATTAGAAAATCAAAATGTTATCAATGCTTTAAATGCTAGAGATCCTAATATCGTAACTAATTATATAATTGAAAAATACGGATTAAAGATTGAAGCTGCAGAAATTGGTTTACCAAGTGCGACTGTAGTGCAAGAAGAAATACAAGTTAACGAACACCTTAAAAACTTAACAGGCCGACAAAGACAAAATCTTTTTAATATAGCCAACAAGTTAAAGAAGGGTGATTATACAGCGGACCAAGCATTAATAATGATTAAAACAGGGTTTGGATTAAGTGACGCGGATGCTTTAACGTTCTTAGGAATAGCTCAGGATGAAATGAATAATGAGGTTGTAAAAGTTCAACAATCAAGTGATAAAGAAAAAAGATTTATTGAATGGGCAACTGCTCGAGCAATACAAATAGATGACGAAGATGAAATCATAGATATTGAGTATGTAAACTTTAAGGATTCAAAACAAGTTTTAAAATTCGAGTTATCTAAACAAAAATTATACACAGCTAATAGATTTCAGTTATCGGAAACCGATTTAAGAAATGGAATATTAAATCAATTAAAAGGTAATCCATTTGCTAAACCTGAAGAACTTGCTAAGTCGTTAAATGTCGATAAAGATAAAGTTACTACTGTATTAGAATGGTTAGCTGCTAAAAAATTAATTGATACTTTAGGGGGTTTATTTACACCAACTGAAAAAGGATTAGATAAAGATACTGAAGATTACGAGACCGAAATTTACACTGTTTATAAATACGATAAAAGACCCGATGTAAGTGGTAGTAAATTAATATCAACATCAAGAGATTTTTGTAGAAAAATGGTTGCTTTAACTTCAGGAACTGAATTAGTTGATGGCAAAATGAAAGCTAAAAGATTAACATATAATGAAATTGAAGATTACACTAACGAGTTTGGAGAAGATGCTTGGAATTTTAGAGGTGGATTTTATAATGATGGAATTGAAACAACTCCTTGGTGTCGCCATATATGGGTTGGTGAAACAAGAATAAAACGTAAAAAGAAATAACATGAGTACACTTTGGATAGGACAAGATTATTTAATTAGACATTCGGTTATTGATGACAATACTGAATACGATAAGATAACACCAGTTATTGAATTGGTACAAGATAAATATATACTTCCTTTATTGGGAACGAGTTTATATAATACTATTGAAACTCACATCTTAGCTTATATAAATTCATCAACTACTATTCCTGCAGCTTACAAAACATTAATAGATAACTACATTTTAAAAATGATGGTTCACTATATAATGTATGAAAGCTCACCAACGTTTAAATTCCGATATGCTAACAAAGGCATAATGACAAATAGTAGTGATAATGGGCAACCAATACCTACTAATGACATGGAATATTTAATGAATATTTGGAAAACTAATGGCGAGATGTACGGAGACCGAATGATAAAATATTTAAACTATAATAACTCAACTTATCCTACTTATAACACAAATACAGGAGCGGATATATTCCCTGAGCGTAATGCTTATGATGTAGATATTTATTTAGGCACTAGAATTTTAGGTAAAAAAGATTATAGTAATATACAAGATAACCGAGATAATCCTATATGGCAATAAGAAAAAAAACAAAAAGTGAAATAAAAAAGTACATTAAAAAAAATAAGAAAAAAATAGATGCTTACATTAAACAAATTGGTAATTGCGATAGAAAGTTATGCCACTGCTCACAAACAAATTAAGAGCTGGTTCTTTGGCGATCCTTGGGATGAATTAAATGGAGGGCAATCTATTCATTATCCTATGTTATTCGGTACTTTGCAACCTAATCGAATTAGTGGCACTAGTGATGTAACTGTAATTAGATTTTATATTTGTGATAAAAGCAAGAAGGGATTAAGAAATCAATTAGAGGTGTTATCGGACTGCAAACAAATATGTTTAGATACTTTAATTTATTTTATGCAGTATGATTTTAGCGAACTAATAAAAATAAATAGTGAGGTAACTTTAACTGATTTTGTAGATGCTTTTAATGATGAAGTAGCGGGGTGGTATTTTGATATAGAATTTAGTGCAATATTTGAATGGGATGCTTGTAGTATTCCGATAACAAAT